GCCTTAATGGTGCCACCAATTTTCACCTTAAGGTCGTCAAAGAAAAAGGGGTTACTGTGAACCAGCAACCCCTTGATTTTCATGGTAGGCGGTACTGGGATTGAACCAGTGACTTCTACCGTGTGAATGGCCCGAAATCATTAAGGCTTTGACGATTAAGGTAAAATATGATAAAAGAACAAACAATGAAATCAAGTGTTTCTGGCTTCACTTTGCCGTGGTCATTTTTTCTTTTTTGACCATCTTGGAGGATGTTTTTCAATGGTTTGGTCACAATTTGGTCACAAGATTTTTGACTGAAATTTAAGATTGAAGGGGATAGGGAGCGCACCCGAAAACCGGACATATCCCGCCGGTTTCCCCTTCACTAACCACCTGGGATGATTGCGAGGGATAGGCAATGGAGAAAAACACCCTAACCAGTCATACGTCGAACCATGCGCAGTTCAAGCACCATGCCCTGAAACCCTTGAAAGCGTCTCAGAAAGATGCCTTTCAAGCGAAATTAGAAAAGGTTGTTTCTCACTTCGAGCGAGGCAAGCCGTTTGAAGAGGTCAGGCGGAAATGGACAAACGACCAGGTCCGGCGAGAGATGCAATCCCTAAAGACCCACCTGGACCACATTTGCAAGATAATCGGCCCCGCGAGTAAATTACAAAGCCATTTCTTTGGACTGTATAGCGGCTTTAAAGCAAGCGACGACGACCGCAAAGCTTTTGCGGGCTTTCCTGAGATGGTCAAACTTATGCGAAGGGTTGTTGAAGATTCCATAACAAACAAAACATATAAGATTAGGCCATCGGCCACGGAGACACCGTGTATAATTACCATGCACGCATGGCAGCTATTGAATCAATTTGAAATTAAGGCAACTGTCACGAAGAAGGGAGCATGGTTTGAACTGACGAAATATATACTCTGCCACGCCTGCAAGCTGGACGAGCGCCCCGAAAACATCATGAACTACCTGAAAACAGTTAAGGTTTTTTTTACGCAAAAAAAGGAGGAATAATAACCTAATTAATTAATATTATTGAGTTTTTTCTTTGACTATACCGTCTTGTTGTGTTTTACTTAGGCCGTGGTTGCTTGACCACGGTTTTTTTATTTCACGAAATCAAACCATGATGGAGGTCAGAGCTATGGAAAGAACAAACTTGAACCCCGCGGGAGATGAACTTTTGACAGGTGATGAGCTTTGCCAAAAGCTTAAGGTAAAGAAAAGTTTTCTCTATTCACCGGCAAGACGGAAAGGCCCTGATGCCATACCATGCATCATGATCGGCAAATATTTGCGATATGACGAGCGGGCCGTTCGCGGATGGCTCGAAAGGAAGAACCGGGCTTAAGGAATGATACCGACGGACAAACAAGCTGTTGCAGCCTATTTCCGGGGCGATTACTTGAAATTTTATCGTCAGTATTTGCCTGAGATCCGACCAGCGGCAAACGGTCAGTCTATAGCGCTATGTCCGTTCCATGAGGACCGGGAACCATCGCTATCACTTCGCAACGACAACGGCCTTTTCAAGTGCTTTGGGTGTGGCGCCGCCGGTTCAATCTTCGATTTCTATGCCAAGAAGAACGACTTGGACGCCCGCCGGGATCTTAACAGGATCATCACCGAGATTGCGCAGCAGTTTGAAATCACGAACGGGAACGGACATCACGAAGCCAGGCAACAGAAGACGACTCCGCGGGTGGTAGCGCGTTACGACTACACCGACCAAGCCGGAAGGCTCGTATATCAGATCGAGCGAATGGATCCCAAGTCATTTCGTATTCGCCGACCAGACGGGCAAGGATGGGCCTACGATTCAAAAGGCGTCAAGATCGTTCCCTATCACTTGCCGGAGGTCTTGGGGGCCGATGAAATCCTGATTGTCGAGGGCGAAAAGGACGCCGAAAACCTCGGATTGATGGGATTCACCGCCACAACAAACCCGTTCGGTGCCGGCAAGTGGCCGGATAACTTCGGGCCATACTTTGCGGGCAAGCATGTTGTTCTGATTCCAGATAACGATGATCCGGGCCGGGTGCATATGCACAAGGTGGCAACATACCTCAAAGGCCATGCAGCATCTATCCGATTGCTGGAACTCCCCGCCCTTCCTGAAAAGGGAGACGTATCAGACTTTATCTCCAAATTCGCCAGCAAAGAAGAGGCCGCCGAACGGTTAGCAATTCTTATTGAAGGGGCGGCCTCTATTCAGATCCAGGCGGAGGAGACATCACAGCATAAAATCAGGATTCTGACCGCCAGCGAATGGATGCTTACCCCCTTGCTGCCGGCAGAGCAGATCATCACCGACCTTTTTGACGTGAAGGACAAATTCGCCGTCATCGGCGGAAGTAAAACCCGTAAGACCTTCTTCACCTTGCAGATGATCATGGCCCTTGCCACGGGGAGGCCCTTTCTAAAGTGGCATGTCCCTAAGGCCCGAACCGTCGTTCATGTTCAATACGAGATCACGGAGCGTCATTTTCTGGAAAGGCTGATCCGCATGGCCCGTGCCGAGGGGATTGACAGGGCGGAATTGACCAACCTTCACATCATCAATGCCCGTGGGCTGAATCTGACAGGAAAACGCGGTATAGACCAAATATCTAAATCCCTTTCAAGCTATAAGCCCGAAGTTATCCTTTTTGACCCGTTATACAAAATCAGCGAGGGAGTTGAGAACGCCGCCGAAGACATGAAGATCATCCTCTCGCAGTTTGATCATCTTGCAGAAAAGACGAGCGCCGCCGTCGGATATGTTCACCACGATCCAAAGGGACAGGCAGGAGACCGCAGCACCAGGGACCGGGGGGCAGGTAGTAACGTGCTTTCACGCGATTATGACGCCGCTTTTGTCCTCACCGAACACGCCAGCGAGGAAGACGCCGTTGTTTTAGAAATGCTTTTGAGGAACTACCGGCCACAGGAACCTTTCGTTATTGAGTGGGCGGAAGATGATGAAAGCGGAGGATATTGCTTCCAAGCACGCGAAGATATAGCCCCGGAAAAAAAGACAGCGAATAGTAAACGGGCAGCTCAACCGGCGCTTTTATCATATCTCTCTATCGCACAGATCATTTTAGAGAATAACGAAATGGAAATAGGTGTTTTTAAAAGCATTTTCAAACAACGAAGCGGGCTTAGCGATAATCGGATCAAAGATTTTTTAACATGGGCACAATCAGGAGGGAAACCCCATCTGACTACAAGGGAAGAAAGAGCCAGAAAAACACACAAAAAATGGATTCGGATTAGCGGGGACATGTTCAATGAATAGAACGGTTAGAAAAGTTAGAGCGGTTAGAACGGTTCTATTTTTAGAACGGTTAGAAAAGTCAACCCCCCGTAGGGGGGTGACGTTCTAAGTTCTAACTTTTCTATTCTAAATTTTGGCAGAGAGCATAATCATGAAAATCGAAATCACAAACCATCTACTTTTGACCGGGGCCCCTTCTGACCTTTGCCGGGAGATCAAGGCGCGGCTGACCTTTTCGAATCCGGCTTTTATCGAGGCGGAAAAAATGGGCCGATGGACCGGCAATCTTTCTGAAAGGCTGTATTTTTACCGTGCCGACAGTGACGGTCTCGTTATCCCGAGGGGATTCATGTCGTCTTTGGAATATTTGGCCGGGCAGTATGACACCCCCGTCAAAATCATTGATTGCCGGCGGACCCTGCCTAATGCCTGTTTCCGCTTTGCCGGTCAGCTTAAGCCTTTCCAGGACGAAGCCGTTGACGCTATGATGGAGGCCGACGAGGGCACCCTGCAGGCACCAACAGGCAGTGGAAAGACCGTCATGGCCCTCTGCTTGATTGCCCTGAGACAGCAACCTTGCCTTGTCGTAGTCCATACGAAGGAACTCCTGCACCAATGGGTTGAGCGCATCGAAACTTTTCTTGAAATTCCAAAGGCGGAAATCGGGATCATCGGCGCCGGCAAGAAGCGGGTCGGCGACAAGATAACCGTCGGGATCGTCAACAGCATCTACCCCATTGCCGACGAACTCAAGCAGCATATCGGCCACCTGGTCATTGATGAATGCCACCGGACACCCTCCAGGACCTTCACCGAGGCCGTCAGCGCCTTTGATTGCCGGTATATCACAGGCCTTTCCGCTACACCTTACCGTCGGGATGAATTAAGCAGCCTGATCTTCTGGTATGCCGGACCCCTACGCCACAGGATCAATCAGAATGTCTTGCAGGAATCCGGGGACATCGTACCGGCGGAGGTTATTCTGAGAAACACCGGCTACCGTCCGTCCGTCGATATGGCAACGGAATATGCCCGCGGGCTTTCCGAGCTTACCGCCGATGTAGCGCGAAATCATTTAATAGCCGCCGATGTAGCGCGAGAGGCCGGAAACGGCGGAGGGGTTTGCATCGTTCTCACCGACCGCCGGGAACATTGTGAGGCCCTTTGGTTGAAGATTCGCCGCCTGGGAATCGCCGCCGAATTGCTTCACGGGCAGCATCCCGCAAAGGATCGAAAGGAGGTAATTGACCGCTTGAACGCCGGGGAAATCCCCGTCCTTATCGCCACCGGCCAGCTTGTCGGGGAGGGCTTCGACTGCAAGGGGCTGTCAACGCTGTTCATGGCAACGCCCATCAGTTTTTCCGGGCGCGTCATTCAATATCTTGGCCGGGTACTGAGACCAGCGCCGGGAAAAGAGAAAGCAAGGGTTTATGATTACATCGACCGGGAAGGCGTCTTGAGGTCCGCCGCCATAAAGCGCCAGGCCATCTACCGGAGGAATAAATGGGAGATCAACTCATGAGCGCCGTCCCGTCCGTCACTCGCATCATCGCCCCCTGGGTTGACTGGTCTCATGTCCCGGAGGAGCGCCTTGCATTGGCCGCGGCGCGGGGAACTTTGGTTCACGAAGCGTGCGCCGCCGTCGCCCTGGGGATTGGTTGGTTTCCCATCACAGACGAAGGCCGGGCGATTGTCGGGTATGTCGATTCTTTCCGAATCTGGTTTGAGGCCGTAGTTAAAGAGTGCTTTTTTACCGAAAGGGAACTGACAGACAACCGCCTTGGGTTTATCGGCCACCCCGACATGCTGGTCGTGTCGCGGGATAATGAAACACTCCTCGTGGACCTGAAATCACCCGTCACGAAGTCGAAAAGTTGGCGTTTGCAGTTGGCCGCCTATGCCCACCTATGTGAGCAGGCCGGACATCACCCGGATAAGATAGGATCATTGCGACTGCACCCCGAAGGGAAGCCGCCGAAAATGGACTGGTACGAGGGAAGCCGCCTGCAGGACTTCGCCGTTTTTTTGAATTGTCTAACAGCTTACCGCTTTTTTAACTCATAGAAAGGAGAAAACATGCTTGATTTTTCACAGGTTACACAAGGACAGGAAGCCCCGCCCGCGCCGGCGGCAACGCCCCCCTGGGAAGGCAATCTTGACGATGCGGAGATGATTGTCGTGGATCATAACCCTCTGAACCTACCGGCGGCAAGGAAACGCTTCCAGGATTTCGCCGCCGTGGTTGAACGAATCCGGGCCGACGCAAAAACGGTTGAGGTTTCCGACGAACAGAGCCTTAAGTTCGCCGTCGCCCTGGGAGGCGAATCAAAGCGGATCACGAAGGCAATCGACACCCGGCGAAAGGAGATCATCGCCGACCCGTCGGAATTCATTAAATCCGTCAATGGATTGTGCAAGAGCCTCAGTGATCCCCTTGCCGAGGCGGAGGCCGCCGTCAAAAGCAAAATAAGCCTCTATCAGGCGCGTATCGAGATGGAACGCCGGAAGGCCGAGGAGGCCGCCCGGAAAGCCGCCCAGGAGCTTCAAGATAAACTTCGCCGGGAAGCGGAGGAGGCAAACCGTAAGGCCAGGGAAGAGGCCGCCCGGCGGGCCGAGGAGGAGACCCGCACACGTCTGGCACGGGAAGCGGAGGAGCGGGCAAAACGTGAGGCGGAATCAGCGACGCAGGAAAAGGAGCGCCGGGCACGGGAAGCCGCCCAGATCGAGGCCGCACGGAAGAAGGCCGAGGAGGAAGCAAAGGCCGTTGAAATCGAGGCCCCCGTCGTCGTGCCGCCCGTCGTCCCGAAGGCGGAAAACGTCGCCAGGGCAGACACCGGCGCCGCCGCCTTCCAGAGAAAGTCATGGGAATTCGAGGTTGAGGACATCGGGAATATTCCCCGTGAATATCTTCTCCTTGATGAAAAAAAGGTTCGTGATGCGATCCGCATGGGAATCAGGAACATCCCCGGAATCAGGATATTTGAAACCACAAAAACAGTTTTGAGATAGGAGATGAAAAATGGAAAAAGCATTAGCAAAGCAAGAAGATAGAAGCATCACTTATCAGGCCGCGGACGGCCAGGAGGTCAGACTGACCCCGGACATTGTGAAAAAGTATCTGGTCCAGGGCAAGGGCGAATTAGTCACCGTGCCTGAGCTTATGTATTTTCTCAACATTTGCCGGGCACGTCGTTTGAATCCGCTGGTCAAGGATTGTTACCTCATCAAGTACGGGAGCGAACCCGCCGCCATCGTCACCAGTGTTGACTTTTTCCGCAAACGCGCCCGGGCACAGAAGGATTGCCGAGGGTGGAAAAAAGGCGTCATCGTCAGGACCAAGGACGGACAGGTTAAAGATTCGCATGGCCTCGTTTTGAAGGATGAAGAGCTTGTCGGGGGATGGTTCGAGGCGCAGCCGGAAGGATGGACAACGCCCTTTCGCCTGGAAGTGAATCTCTCCGGCTACCTGAAAAAGACCTCTGAGGGGAAAATTACCCGGTTTTGGCAGACAGAGAACCAGCCTCTGATGATTTCCAAGGTTGCCGAGGCGCAGGGACTAAGAACCTTATGGCCGGACGAATTTCAGCAAATCTACTCCGAAGACGAGCTACCCCCCACCGGCAACGACGGATTGCCGATCATCGAACTTGAGGCCGAGGCCGCCCCTGATTTCGATTCACACTTGCCGAACGACACAGACCGGGCCGCCCTGGACAAATACCTTGGTCTTTGCGCCGGACATTTCAAGAAGCCTGTCGAGACGATCAAGACCGAGGCCGCCAAGAACATGGCCGGTTTCCTCAGTGAGTTCCGAAAATGGACCACCGCGCAGCGCCCGAAGAAGGAACAGGGAAAGCGCCAGGACAAAGGGCAGAGCGCCGAGGATATGCGCCGGCAAGTCCAGGAGCGGATTCAGCAGGAGGAGTTGCGAACCGCCGCCGCATCGGAGCCTGATATGGGAGAACCCAGCAGGATGCCCGGCATGGAGTTAACGCCATGAATCCGAAGCTGAACCGGGCGAGAGGGAAACGTTGCGAGCAGGCCATTGCCAAGCGTTTAAACGGGAAACGCCTGGGGCTCCTGGGTAACGAGGATATAAGCGCCGGTCCGTTCTCCGTTGAGGTCAAGAGCCGGGCCGCCTTTGTCGGGACGGGATGGATAGAGCAGGCCGTCAGGAATTCCCCGGAGGGAAAGACGCCGATGGTGGTTATCCATCTTACCGGGAAGCGGCACGACGGCGACCTTGTGATGATGAGATTATCGGACTGGCAAGACTGGTACGGGAATCTAACAGGAGGTGAATGAGATGGAGAACATCGAAGAGGCAAGGAAAGCACTGGAAACGGCAAGGTGGAAGACCGAAGCACTTTATAATCTTCATTCACCACACATGATGCCAGACCAGACCAATGGCCCGATGCTCATGTGTGGTGGTGTGCTGAGTGAGATAGACAGGGCGATTACTTTACTATCACACATAGCGAAGGCGAAGTAAGCATTAATAGCGAGAATTGAGAACGGGAGGATTGAACCATGATGGACGTTAAAGTAACAGGCATTGACGCGCTCCAAAGCAAACTTAATGATCTTCAGAGTAATCAGTTGCCCTATGCCATAAAGGAGGGCCTCAATCAAACGGCTCTTGAAATTCAAAAGGCCGAGATCGAGGAGATGAGGAAGGTCTTCGACAGGCCGACACCTTACACCCTGGGGAGTACTTTTGTAAGATATGCCACAAAACAAAAACTAACAGCAGAGACGGGATTTCGTGGGCAAGCAGGAAGGGGAATTCCCGCCCCTAAGTATCTTGCTCCCCAAGTTTACGGCGGCGATCGAAACTTGAAAAGGTTTGAAAAAGCGCTGCAAGCAATTGGTGTGCTTCCTTCTGGTATGTACTGTGTCCCCGGCAAGGGCGCAACCCTGGACGCCTACGGGAATTTTAAAACCACACAACTACTTCAAATCCTGTCATACTTCAAAGCCTTTGGCGAGCAAGGATACAGAAAGAACATGACTGATAAACGCCGAGACAAGATGGCCAAAGGAACGAAGAAGACAGCCTCTTTGGCCTACTTCGTTTCACAAGGGCGCGGTTCAGTCAGCATGACAGGCAAACCACAGCACCTACCGCCCGGAATATACGCCAGACATGGCTTCTCCTTCGGTACTGCTATCAAATCCATCATAATGTTCGTCAAGAAGCCGGGCTATCGAAAACGGTATCCGTTTGAGGAAACGGCGGAGAAGGTAGCCAACACAACATTCTCCAATAACCTCCACTTCGCCATTGGTAAGGCCATAAACACGGCTAAGTGACGGGCCGCGGGTCCTTCCTATAGCTGCCTTCGTGCGGGTCGTTCGCGCGGCGCAGGATTTAGCCAGTGATAGAGACTAAAATTAACGTCATTTAAAATCAACAGGTTACGGATATGCCTAAACTAAAAGTTGCAGATTACGCGAAACACCGGGGCATTGCAGAGCGTTCCGTCCGCCGCTACCTCGCCGACGGTCTCATTCCAGAGGCAGCAGTCGTCCGGTGTGGCCGGTTTATATTTATCGACCAGGCTAAAGCCGACAGGTCCCTTGCCAAGCACGCCACGACCCGGAAACAGCTTTTAGATGGAAAAGAAAATAAGATTTTACCATCTCCATCCCCTGGAAAGGCAACTCCGGCGCAGCAGAGACAGACCAGCGAGAAGGCAGGGACGGCGGGACTGTCTTTCCACGATGCACGAACCCTTGCACAACGTTACAAAGCCGCCCTCCTTCGCCTCGAACTGGACGAAAAAACCGGACGCCTGGTGGACTCCGAGCAAGTCAAGGTTTCCGCCTTCAACAAGGCCCGCCAGGTCCGGGACGCCCTCTTGAACATCCCCGACCGAATATCTCCTATCCTTGCCGCCGAGACCGACGAGGCCAAGGTTTCGGAAATTATGACTCATGAACTGAAAGCCGCCCTCGAGGAGTTGACGCGATGAAGATCAAAATAATTGCCCTGGACAAACTGACCCCTTATGACCGGAATCCGAAGGAACACCCGCCGGAGCAGATCAAGAAGATTGCCGCCAGCATTGCGGAGTTTGGCTTTCTGGTGCCCCTCGTGGTTGACACTCAAGGTGTCATCGTGGCCGGTCATGGAAGGTATGAGGCCGCCCGGCTTTTGGGCATGGCCGAAGTGCCCACCGTCAATATCGGGAACCTCACCCCGGAGCAGATACGGGCATTCAGAATTGCCGACAACAGGGCTGCCGAAAGCGACTGGATTGAGGACATCCTGCAGGAGGAGTTGCGCGAGCTTCACGCCGCCGGCTATGACATCGAGCTTGCCGGATTCACCCTGGAAGACATCACCGGCGCCGATGATGAATTGGAACTGAAGATCATGGGCGAGAAGGAACCGCCGCCCCCGGGGGAGGAAAACGGCATCGAGGACGTGGCAAAGCAGATCACCGACCGCCTGCAGGAGATAGCCGCCGGGGATCCAAAACGATTTGAGAAATCTAAAGCCATTATTTTACCACTGAGGCGCGGTTGCCGCTCCTGCCTGGTCCTTGCCGACCCGAACACCGGCGATGCAATCCGGGAATTGCAGCGTTATCATGCCGCCGGTGAGACAAGCCCCCTGGAATGTCTGTTTAAGAGCATCTTCACCATGAAGGCAAGCGAGGCCGACAGATGAAAACGACCCTGGAAATCATCAATCGCGCCCTGGAAATGAACCGGAAAACCGCTATTGCCTACTCCGGCGGGACTGATTCAAACGTGCTGCTGCACCTGATATATGCCAGGACCGACGCCAGGCCGCCGGTTATCTTCGCCGATTCTCAGATGGAATATCCCGAAACACTGCCTTTTATCGAATCCGTCTGTAAGCGATATGGCGCGGAGCTTCACATCGCCCAGGCAAACCGGACGCCTCTTGAACAGTGGCAAAAGACAGGCTGGCCGATGTTAGGAAAGCTGGCCGCCCGGAAGTGGATGCAGACCCACCCGGACTATGGATTCAAGTTGGACGTTTCCCGATGTTGCCGGGACATGAAGATTGCGCCGGCGCGGAAGGTCATGAAGGCCCTGGGGATTGATCTTCATTTCACCGGACAGCGAGGCCAGGTTGACGACGCATTGAGAGGCATGAGGGCAATCAAAGACGGTGCTATCTCTTATCTGAAAGGCGACAAGATGCACGTCTGCAATCCTCTTCTTGGCTGGACTGACATGATGATCCGCCGCTACTCAGAGGAAAACAATCTCCCGATTCACCCGGCAAAGGAGCGCGGGGCCGTCACTATCGGTTGTCTCTATTGCGGAGGCGGGGCACAGTTCACAAACTCCGGTTTCAAGATTCTTCGCCGGATCATGCCGGAAGACTGGAAGCGGTTCATGATCACATGGGGAGCCGGGGAGATCGTTCTTGCCATAAAGCACGACGAACCCCTTGTCAATGTCCGCCGGGCCGTGGCGCGTCTGGGAGGGCTGGAATATCTCAGCGAGGCCAGGCCGTGGATATTCGATCACCTGAGAGAAACGCCTTTGGAGGGGTACGATAAATGAACACGCCTTCTTACTGGAAAGACCTTACACCCAGGCAGCAGTTGAACGATGCAGTTCATAAATATGCCAAAAAGAATCATGTCCCTTACAACGAGGCATGGAAAGCCTTTGAGGTGCGATATAGCGCCCACAAGCGCGTCAATATCCCGTGGTTGCGCCATGAGCACGCCCGCCGCTATGGAATCAGGCCGACCGTTCCGTCATTTCTGGAATGCACAGGACAAATCGAGGATGCCGTTACTTTTGCCCTGGGCATGGGAGGCGCTACCACATGTTAGACGCCGCCATGATCTACATCGAAGCCTTCAACGCCGGGTTGCGTCCCGATCCCGACCTTACCGTTACCCAGTGGGCCGACGCCTACCGGATGCTACCCAAAAAGAGCGCCGCCGAGCCGGGAAAGTACCGATCAAGCCGGACTCCCTACGTCCGGGAAATCATGGATTGCCTCTCGCCCTCAAGCCGGGTGCAGGAGATTGTCGTCATGAAAGGTACGCAGTTAGGTTTCACCGAAATAGGCAACAACTGGTTTGGCTACGTCGCCGACGCCTCGCCCGGTCCAATGATGATGATCTTCCCCACCTCCGAGCTTGCCAAGGACCACAGCAAGCAGAAATTGCAGCCGACTATCCAGGAGACGCCCCGACTGAAAGACAGGGTTAAGGAGCATCGGACCCGCGACAGCGGCAACACGATTCAGACAAAGGAATTCCCCGGCGGCATCCTGTTCTTGTCGGGAAGCAACTCCGGCGCTTTCTTTAGAAGCAAGTCAATCCGCTTTTTGTTCCTGGACGACATCGACGGATTTGAAAGCGACATAGGCGGGGAAGGAGACCCGGCGGAGCTTGCCAAGCGCCGGACGGACAGCTACGGCAACCGGAAGAAAATATTAGAGGTCAGCACGCCCACAATCAAGGATATTTCCCGGATAGAGAGGTCTTTCCTGGAATCTGATCAAAGATTTTACCATGTCCCTTGCCCGCATTGCGGAGAATATCAGCGCCTTTTGTGGGGAGGTCCTGGGGCCGATTTCGGGCTTAAATTCACCCGAGATGACCACGGCAAGGCAATTGATGTCTGGTATGAGTGCGCCGCCTGTCATGAGCGGATCGACGAGCATCACAAGACCGATATACTGGAAAAGGGCCGATGGTTGCCGACCTACCCGGAACGACTCAAGCGAGGCTATCAGATTTCAAGCCTGTATTCTCCCCTGGGGTGGGTTTCATGGTTGCAGATCGTCAAGGAATTTCTGGAAGCGAAGACCTTCAAAGAGCGGCTTAAAGTTTGGATGAATACTCGCTTGGGCGAAGTCTTTGAGGAAAAAGGCGAAACCCACGACTGGTTAGCCTTGAAAAACCGAGCGGAAAGCTATCACGTCCTTACCGTGCCCGCCGGTGGGCTACTCTTGACCGCCGGAATTGATACTCAGGACAATCGCCTTGCCGTGGTCATTCGTGCCTGGGGCCGGGGAGAGGAATCATGGTTGATCTATTGGGGTGAGTTATACGGCGATCCGGCACGTCCCGAGGTATGGCAAGAACTTGATGACCTCCTGAGCCGGTCCTTCGATCACGTCAGCGGACAGCAGTTGCGGATTATATCAGCGGGTATCGACTCAGGCGGTCATCACACGTCGGAAGTTTATTCTTTTGCCCGGCGAAAAGCGCCCGTGGTTATGGCAGTTAAGGGTTCCAATCTCCGAGGCAGGCCGATTATCGGACATCCAAAGAGTATTGATTTCACCTGGAGAGGCCAGGTTGTCAAAAATGGGGTTCAACTATGGAGCATCGGAACTGATACAGCAAAATCAACGCTCTATTCCCGATTGAAGATCACCACGCCGGGGCCGGGATGCTACCACTTCCCCATCGGCATCGAGGATGATTATTTCATCCAACTAACCGCTGAAAAGCTTATGACGCGCTTTGTCAAGGGTTTCCCTGTTCATGAATGGGTGAAGACCGGACCCCGCAACGAGGCGCTTGATTGTGAAGTCTATGCCTACGCCGCCGCTATCCGGGCCGGTATCGTTCATATAAATTGGGACAGCCTTGAAAATTCCATTTGTAATGCCACGACCGAACAGGAAGCATCAAACGCGCACCCACCGGCCAAGCCACAAAATCATAATGTCGCGAAGTCAAGGTGGATGAGCAGATGAGGGCAATAACGAAAGATGGAAATGCCAGAGTGTTTTCATAAAAAACAAAAAAAGGAGACCTACCAAATGAAAAAGTCAGAAGCAGTGTCACCGGAAGTAAAACCAAAAACGCGCACAGAGGCCATACTGGAAGAAACAAGAGAGACGGCATCGGATGAAATCGCAGCTTACCGCCAGGCAGTGGCAAACATCAAGGACATCAAAGCACTACTTGAGCAATATCGAAAAGAAGCAGAGGATTTGCAGGCCCAGATTGATTCTGAGCCTTCCCTGGGACTATCCGCCAAGGAGATTGTGACGTATATGGCATCCAAAAACGCCCTGAGGGATAAGCTTTCAGAGGCGGAAGAGGCGGTTAAACTGTTTGAAAATCGGTTTATTCCAGAAGCCTACGAGCACTTTAAGGCCACCAAGGAAGCGCTACGGGCAGCATTTGATGTCATCGTGGGGCGCTATTACAAAGCTGAGATGGACGCTATCAATGAAATGATCGGACAGATCAAAGCAAAAATGGTCGCTTGGGATTCCGACACAGCCGCCGTTCGTTCCGAGCCTGACCTACAGGGGATTCCGCTCTCGCCAAGATTGCTTTCAATAGAGGTTAACACCGATTCGCTAACGTATCACACGCGCCAGGTCTTATCTGCACAGGCACGGGCGGCCAATGCCGGTAACACGGCGTGTATCGGCTCATAAGGAGGTTGCAGGCGGAGACGCGGGGATTTCGCGAGAACCCCGGCGTCTCCATGCTGTTGCTGCTTTCTCCACCTGCCTATTTTATGAGCATTTTTCCCAATAACGCGGGAGAGGCGGGTAAACCGTGAGGACCCGGCGGTTACTTCATGACCGCTCCACCTCTCCCGCTTTTCGCAAGGTTTTTTGCCATGACTGATGCAAAACCAAAATTCAGAACCGTCCCCGCGGTGGCAGAAATGTTGAGTTGTTCGGAACGTCACATTTACCGTCTGATTGTTGATGGTCAGTTAGCAGCTATTAAAATCGGCGCCAATGGGCGCGAGTACCGCATTTCAGATCAATCATTGACTGACTTTATCAGCAAGAACAAAGTTAACCCCGAGGATTTCTTTGACCCGGACATCGAAGAAAAGAAAGCTCCAGTGGCAACAAAGCAAACGGCAAAATCACGATGGATGGCAAGGACATCAACCAAATATTAAAATAAATCACAGTGGAGGCAAGCAATGAGTCACAAGCAATTATTTTGGAACCCCTTTAGACGCCAAAAAGCGGAAGAATTAAAAGTCAAAATCAGCATACCGGACATATCGCCGCTCTTGAATCGACCCCTCTTGATCCATGGCGACTATTTCACCTCCGTACTCTGGGGCCTGGGGATGTGTGATATCCGGCAGATTATTGAGACTCCTGACCAAGAAGCAGCCGCCGGGCAACTGACTTTAAAACCGTCCCGAATTCCCGTAACAAAAGAGGGTTTAGCCATTATCCCTGTCAACGGAATTTTATCCAACAGATTAAGCGGGTTGGATTCGATTGTAGCATGGATTTTTGGCGATACTTCTTACGAGACCATCAGGGCGCAATTCATCGGTGCCTTAAAAGATCCGGCAGTGAAAAAGATTGTCTTCGATTGCGACAGTCCCGGCGGCGAGGTGGAGGGCTGTTTTGACCTGGTTGACGAGATTTATCAAGCCAGGGGAACAAAACCTATCTACGCCGTTGTCAATGAAACAGCCTTATCCGCCGCCTACGCCATCGCCTCGGCAGCGGAGACGATCTATTTGTCCCGGACGGCAAAGGCAGGCTCCATCGGCGTCATTACCGTTCATCTTGATCAGAGTAAATTCGATGAAAACCAGGGCGCAAAATACACTGTGATCCATGCCGGCGCCCGCAAGGCGGATTTCAACTCGCACGCTCCCCTGTCTCCCGAAGCGCAAACCATAGCTCAAAGCATGGTCAACGACGCTTATGAAATTTTCGTTAAGACGGTGGCTCGCAATCGGGGGTTAACTCCCCAGGCCGTGCGCGACACGGAAGCGGGCTTGTATTTTGGAAAGAAGGCAGTCGAGGCAGGTCTGGCAGATGCCGTCATGCCCTGGACGAAGGCTCTTGAGAGCATCACGGGAAGCTTCAAAAAAAGATAACTCACCAAATGACAACGGTAGGCCATGAAGTAGTTATCACCGGAAGGGGAGATCATCCAACCACGGGCAGCCTGGGAAGCCGAGCAGGGAAGATTATTTCATAAGCGAATAAAAGGCGTCCTTTGTCATGCCGGATTGCTGAATCATTTTGTTAATAAGACTATGGCCGTACTTCTCTTTCAAGCTGCCCCCGAGATGGTCAACGGTTACGATCCGACGAACGCCGTCAACATACCCTTCCCATTGGGAATGACTGGAAGCCTTATGGCGTTTCTCATAGAATCCGGCTTTCTTCAAGATGCTTTCTACCTGAGAGCGATCAAGGGGCGGGTAATGCTTCCCCATTAACAGTTGCAGGCCAAGTGAAAGGGCAAGGTTTCCTTGAAAGTGAGACTATCAGGAAGGCGACGTACGAAGAGGGCCAGGCCGATGAAATAATAAGTGAGCCAGTCCGAAAGAGGGGCGCGGCGGGTAAGAAGAGCCGGAACGGAGCCAGTGTCTTTAGTATCAAGGACCGTCTCAATGTAGTCGGCTATGACATCACGGAGCTTACGGCGCAAGGATTCAACGGAATCAGCCTGCACGGCAAGGTTAAGGTCAAGACAAACGCCATACCATGAACCGTCATGCTGTCTATGACCGTAGCACCTCAAAACCAGTTCGCCGGGTGTTATTTCTTTTCCTGTCATGGGCGGTTTCCTCTTGCGCCCTTTATGCACCTTTTAGGACGGCTTGTCAACAGTCACGGCAAAAGAAAGGAAAGCCATGGAAAAGATTGCTATTCCCGGTCAGCTCTTTTTGGATTGATCCTGGGGGGTCTCGTACTTCTTGAGAAGGTCCTCAATGGCCTCCTCCAAGAGGTAGTTTTGACGCTTATTCAGTTCGACAGAGAGGAACTTTAATCTCTTCACAAGATCATTGTTTAGGGTTGTGTTGTAAGGGCTTCTGTTCTTTTCCATGATTCTCTTTTATCATGTAGTTATATGGCAGTCAATATTTTTCTTGACAAGATAGATGTATGGTTGTATGGATAACTATAACGCAATTCTTCCAAACATAGGACAATGAAAAAACGAATAACGACAAATCAAGAACCCCTTGAAGATTCCCATAATGGCGACGTTGTGGGCGGTCCCTATGGCCGGGAAAAATCTTCCGGGGGTTTTGATTATGGGGAGGTGCGAAGATGCGTAAGA